TGTCGGCGTGTCGCGCGTAACGATATCAAAATGGTGTGTGGCCGACAGATGGAAAGAAGCCCGCGCCGCAAAGAACATCACGCGCCCGGAACTTGTCAACAAACTCCTGCTGACCATTGACAATCTCATAACTCAGGTCAATGAGTCGGAAGATCCGACTCTGATAGGCGGCCTTAGCGACAAACTCGCAAAGCTATCGGCTGTCATAGAGAAGCTCGACAAGAAAGCAAATGTAGTCGATGCCATCGATGTGTTCACAGCTTTCTCAAAGTGGCTTGAGTTTCGCGCCAAGACCGACCCGGAAGTAACCATAGAGCTCATCAAGCAGATTAATCGCTTTCAGGACATGTTTATTATCGAGTCCGTAGGCAAGGGCTCTCTCGCAGGATAATCTATGGCAAAGATGACGACGGCGGAGCAGAAGGCCGCATTGGAGAAATGGAAGGAGCATTGCCGGCAGGTGCAGTCACTCACCGGACTGTCACTGGCCGTGGCTAAAGAAACTCCTTCAGAAAAAGCTCGGCGCATAAAACGCCTGCTATCGAATTACAATGAGTTCTGCGAGTATTATTTCGCACATTTTCTTACGCTGCGCGACAAAGCTACCGGCGAAGTCATACGAATTATACACAACGCCCCATTCCACACTCAGGCCGCCAATCTTATTAAAAACACCCCGGATTTAAAGGCTGTCTTCAGATGGCCGCGCAGTCATGCCAAGTCAACCCATATCGGAGTATTCATACCCCTGTGGCTCATTTTCCAGCCAAAGAGGCTTATAGACTTTATGGTCACTGTCGGAAAATCGGAGAATAGTGCCATACGCCTGCTCGGCGACCTGCAGGCGGAGCTTGAGTTCAACCAAAGGCTTATCAATGATTTCGGCGAACAGAAAAATCTCGGCTCATGGCTCGAAGGGGAATTCAAGACCCGCGGCGGAGCCAAATTTCTCGCCATAGGTCGAGGCCAGTCTCCTCGCGGACTCCGCGACCGCGAGGCACGCCCTGACTATATCACGATTGATGACCTTGATGATGACGAGCTTTGCCGCAATGAAAAGCGCGTAAAGGATCTGACCGCATGGGTAAAGGAGGCACTGTTCGGCGCTCTCGACTTAGGGCGAGGGCGATTCATCATGGTCGGCAATCTCATATCCAAGACATCGGTACTTGCCAATATCTCTGCATCAAAGGGAGTGCATGTATCGGAGATAAAGGCCGTCGACCGCGACGGCAATCCGATATGGAGCGAGAAGTGGACCAAGGAGGAGGCGCAGGCTGTCAAGGATTTCATGGGATACCGCGCATGGGAAAAGGAGATGATGCACAATCCCATCAACGACGGTTCCATATTCCGGCACGAGTGGATACGGTTCAAGCGCCTCCCGAAGCTGGAAAAGTACGATATGCTGGTGTGCTACACCGACCCGTCGTTCAAATCAACCACGGCCAATGACTACAAAGCCTGCCGCCTATGGGGAAAAATCGGCACCGAGCTTCACCTGATAGACTGCTATGTGCGCCAGGATACCATATCCGGCATGGTTCGATGGCTCTATAATCTGTATGAGGATACTCGCGACCGCGTGGCGATAACATTCCTGATGGAGGCCAACTTCATGCAGGACATCATACTCGACGAGTTCGATGCCGAAGGACGCATACGCGGATACCAGTTGCCGATACTGCCCGACAAGCGAACCAAACCGGAGAAGGTGCAGCGCATCGAGGCTGTGTCTCCGCTGTGGGAGCGCGGATATGTATTCTACAATGAAGATCTGCGTGACTCGCCCGATATGCAGGTCGGCATTGAGCAGACGCTTGCCCTTGAGCGCGGTTCCCGCGTGCATGATGATGCACCCGATGCCGATGAAGGAGCTATATGGTACCTACAACGGCACACACGACAAAATGAATTCAAACCCGTGGCCATACCCAGAAGGCCACCCAAAGGAAGCTGGTAATCATGATAAAAAAGATAAAACGCTACATTTTCGCATGGCAATACCGTCGGGCCGTACGACGCGCCAACAGACTTTCCGCCATGTTCGGAATAAAATACTATGTGCTCAATATCGGCGGCTCTCTGAGAGTGATTCCAAAACGGAATGTAAAGGATATGCTCCGACGCCACTGCTTCCGCAAGGGCGTAAAAATTGAGGATATCGAGCGTATAGCCCTGTTTATAACCAATTGACCTTACAGACACCATGTTTATCACCCCCGAAGATTACAACGTTGTCATCGGCCCCGATGCGCTGAAGGTCATATCGCAGGCTTCTGCGGAGAATATCGAGAACGCCCAGTGCGAGGCTATCGAGGAGATTGCCTCGTATCTGCGCCCGGAATATGACACCGGCGCCATTTTCAGCGCCGCAGGCAAGGAGAGAAACCGGCTGATCGTAATGTATACGGCCGACATTGCTATATACCATTTACTCTCCTCGCTGCCGGGACGTCCGAACTACGAGCTGAGAAAGGAGAGATACGACCGCGCGATAAAATGGCTTGAGGGTGTGCAGTCCGGGAAAATAGTGCCTGATCTGCCGGCAATGTCCGATGCCGGCGACGCCGGGGCCGCATTCGGCACGATATACAGTTCGGAACGCAAGCTAAGACACAACTGGTAGCATTATAATATGGCAAAAAAATATTATACCGGGCGCAACAGCCGCCACCGAAGTAACGTATATTCCACACCATACGGTAACTACAATCTCGCCCGCAAATCAGACGTAAAAAAGCTGCAGCGGGTGATTGTGGAGCTAAAACGCACTACTGACGCACTGACACGACGCGACATGGCCGACTGGCGGAAGGCTTGGCAGATGGCTATAAATGTCGACAATCCGTCGCGACAGAGACTATATGACATTTACAACGATGTGCAGGTCGACAACCACCTCTCCGGATGTATCGACCAACGCGTCGGATTCGTGATGTCCCGCTCTTTCAAGCTCGTCGATGCCGCCGGAAAGGAGAATACCCAGGCTCTTCACTACTTTGACCAGGCATGGTTTAAGGATCTGGCCAAATATTGCCTCGAAGCTACATACTGGGGGCATTCGCTCATAGAGCTCGGCGATGTGGTGACGGATGGCGACGGCTGCCGGACATACTCCGGGGTATCCCTTATTCCGCGCAAGCATGTCATTCCTGAAAAGGGACGCATAGTAGAGAATGTCGGCGACAGCTGGACCGACGGACATGACTACCGGCAGCCGCCGCTTTCACAGTGGGTCATCGAGGCGGGGCGACCCGACTCGCTCGGCCTGTTTCTGAAGGCGGCCACGCAGACCATACCAAAGAAGAATGTACTCGCATTCTGGGACTCGTTCAGTGAGATTTTCGGCATGCCTATGCGTGTGGCCAAGACTTCGACCCGCGACCGCAACGAATGGAACCGACTGCAGCGGATGATGGATGACGCCGGACATAACCTCGCCATAGTTACCGGCATGGACACCGAGGTGTCGTTCGTCGAATCCGGAAAGGGGGATGCGTACAATGTGTATGACAAGCGTGTCGACCGAGCCAACTCCGAGCTGTCGAAGCTCACAATCGGCCAGACGATGACAATCGAGGACGGCTCCTCGCTGTCACAGTCAGAGACACATCTGAGGGTTTTCGAGAATCTGGTGGATTCGGATCGTGACAACCTGCGCGATATCGTCAACAACCAGCTTATCCCGCGGATGGTGGCCCACGGATTCCCGGTCAAAGGACTGCGGTTTGAGTGGGACGATGCCGTCGACTATACGCCGGAGCAGCAGGTAGCCTATGAGACCATGATTGCCGACCGCTACGAGGTGGATCCGGAGTACTTCGCCAATAAGTACGGAATGCCCGTGGGCAAGCGCATCAACATTATGTCGCAGATGCGGCCCGATGGCGCTCCGTCCGATGGAGAGCCCTCCGGAAAGAAAACATATGCCGGGATACCGCGTAATTTTTTCGACTGAGCCCCTCAGACTACGAGGGGCTTCACCGTCGCTACAGCCGGATGCTTGGTGACGCCCGGCGGACAGAGACACTGGCCGCTCTTCCGGATGATACACGCAAACGTCTGTCGTCGCTCTTCTCCGGCATGATGCAGGCGATGTTCAAACAAAAGGGCGCTACATTCAGTGTCGATATTGTAGCCAATCCGGCCGCCAGGGAGTTCATCGAAGCTCACACAGCCACACTCGACGAGTCGTTCTCAAAAGTGGATATGTCCGAGAAAATGCGTCGGCGTCTGTCGCGCTCAAACTATATTTTCTCCGGCATGAAGACTTTTCATGAGCTGCACGAGGCTTTCCCCTCGATGTTTGATGAAAATGGCAATAGAAAATCATTCGAGCGGTTTTTAAAGGATGTTCGAAGCATCGACCAAACCTACAATGTCAACTATCTGCGCGCCGAGTATAATTTCGTCAACGCGTCGGCCCGTGCTGCCGCCAAATGGGAGTCCTTTGCCGAGGACGGCGACCGTTACAATCTCCAGTACCGCACCCAGAGCGACGATAAGGTACGCCCGGAACATGCGGCGCTCAACCGCGTGACACTGCCGCCGTCCGACCCGTTCTGGGAGGAGTTCTACCCGCCGAATGGGTGGAATTGTCGCTGTTCCGTGGTGCAGGTACTCAAGTCAAGATATCCGACAACGCCCCATGATGAAGCGATGGGACTCGGCGAAATTGCCCTGCAACGCGACACAAAGGGTATATTCCGATTCAATCCCGGAAAACAGGAGAAGGCGATCCCCGACTATAATCCGTACACCATACGCCGGTGCCGCGACTGTGATCTCGCACAGGGCAATTCCGGCAAGCTGGTCGCATCCATCCCCGACAGCGAGCTTTGCCAGGCATGCCACCTGGTGAGGGTTTGTGAACGCAATCGTAGTGAAACAATTACTCATGGCAAAGGAATTATCGAAATCAGCCACCTTGTCAATCGTACTGACAGTGATTTTGAGAGGCTATTGTCGGTCGCACGACATTTTGCAGCCGGTGGCGCAAGGGTAGTTCTGACGCCAAAGATGACCAGACCGGCAACGTTCGAATACGACTGCATATATGGCTCTCTACGCGGCACACGATATGACGGAAAGTGCCCCGACCTTAAAATTGACAATTATTGGTATGAGCATGAGGGGTTCTCTTCAAATAACCCCAAAAATGCATTCAGAAATATGTTAAATCATGGTCTCAAACAGTCTAATCGTATTATAATAGACCGACCGAATCTTACCGATGCATACATGAAACATGTAATCAATCAGCGAATAAAAGACGGGCAACACATCGCTGAATTATGGTTACACGAAAACGGGCAATTAAGACTACTATACAAAAAGTCGGAGGAATGATTGCTCATTCCTCCTTCTGGCAACGAATCGGTAGTCATTAGCTACGGAATCGTTATTGCAAAGATAATCTTTTATTTTAAATTAAAGGGAATTTTACATCAGATATTTTTAATCCCCGGCAATTCAGCTATGTCGGGGATTAAAATATCAATGTATGTTTATTCCGCAGCAGTCTGATATTATTGCGCGGAGCAGACGCGTCAGGTAGTATATGTTTGCAGAATCCGTGTCGCTGGCGGCTACGTTATTCTTCGCCATATACACCCCGTAGGCCTCGATGGAGTCGATAAGAGCGCAGATGATATCTGGGCCGTCACCACCGGCAAATATCTCCATGAGGGCCGGCATGCTGTTCGGGCCATTCATAGCGACACCTCCCCTCCGGAAAAGTCAAATGCTAATTGGCGAGGCGCCTTTTGGCTTGAACAAAGCATCAATTTTACGCCGAGCTCTGTTGTAAACCATCCCGGCTGTGTCATACCGTAAAGAAGAATCTTTGCGGTCAATGTGCGGCGAGCATTCAACCTTTTTACACTTTGGGTACTCTCGGTTCGACTACCAACCCCTCTATTGATATCATTGATGGAATACCAACGAACACC